CTAGAAGGTCTAATGACAGACTTTCCCACAGCAACAGACCTAGAACGTTTTGTTTACGATCAAACAGGTATTGTGCTTAACTTGAAAGGCCGTGCCAACAAGTTAAAGTATCAAACTGCCATGGATGTGCTGAATGGCAAGAACATTGAATCAAAATTTATAGGAACTGAAAATCCCTACATTGATCGCACTGAACTGGTTCCAATTGATCCAATCAAAGACAAGCCTGCTCGTGATGCCAGTTTGCCTCCAGTAAATGAAACACAAAACTTGTTTATCAGTAATCATGTTCCACACCCAGACTTTGAAGCAAGAGCACAAGACAAAAAAGTCAGTGTGATGTTTCGCAAATACAAGTCAGGTGAGATCAGCTATGAAATTCTTGGTCCTTTAGAACAAAGACCATTTGGTGAAAAGATTGACAAGTTTGGTCGCACAAGACCAGAAGTTATCAAATGGGTTGACCCACGCACAGGTGAACAAGTTATTGTTCGTGAAGATGGTTCAATGACTCCACAGGGTCGTAAACTACGAGCCATGATGCAAACATTCAAAGTCAACAAAAGCAATCATTGGGACACCTGGATTGATCGTGAATTTGTAAGTTTGAATGACACAGTTGCTAGTAATCCTTGGGACCTTAAATGACCATAAGAGACAGCATGATCAATCAAGCACAACAAGAGCGCATTGCTCGTGATGTGAAAATCATGCAGAAAGTCAATGGCGCACACAGGGAAGCATTTAAAACACGCTTTCCTGGTCAATGTGAACACATGATGCGCTTGGTAACTGAACGTCTACAAAGCGTTCTAGGTGCCAAGCCTGCTGATTTAACCAAACCAGGCACATGGGATACAACACCCAGTGAAATTGCTGAACTAGCTGAAGCACTATGGCATTTGACTGTTATTAGTCAAATGTATCCAGTTGGAGAACCAAATGAACTTAACAAAGAGTGATACTACACTGGTTGATATTGAAGGCAAGTGGTATAAAGATCAGTTGTTTATAACACTGACCAGACATGATATGGACACAGGCACTACCACATTTAACTTTGCACTTGATGATGTTGACCTAGAGCATTTGATTTCAACCTTAATAGAATTTGAGAGATAACCATGCTAGGAAATGCAGCCTTGATGGACAGGGCTTTGCGTTATGTCTTAGATGAGCATGGGGTAGCACCTGAGACATATCGCCTTTGGCCCAGTAATTTACAAAATCAATTACAAGACCTTGTTATCAGTGTTGCTGATGACATGCAGTTTAATTCACTCAAATACTTTAGACCATTTGATTACCAACTAGACTTTTTTAAAACTGGTCAATGCCAGCGTCGTGGTATTCTTGCAGCCAATCGTGTGGGCAAAACCACCAGCACTTGTTTTGAAGTTGCTTGTCATTTAACTGGCAAGTATCCTGACTGGTGGCCAGAGGCAGCCAAACGCTTTAACAAACCCATCATGGTCTTTGTTGCAGGCGAAGGTTGGAGTCAGGTGGCCCTGGTTCTACAAAATGAACTGTTGGGAACACCAGATGTCAAGCATATAGAAAAGCTGGGCACAGGCATGATACCCAGAGAAGACATTGTGGCAGAAACTATTCGTGGTGATGGTGCCAACTGTATCACAGTAGAAATCAAACACGCTTCAGGACAAAAAAGCACACTGATTTTTGGTAACTACACACAAGAAGTTCGCCAGCTACAGGGTTTTAAATTAGACCTTGCTGTGTTTGATGAGCAACCACCAGATGATGTGTTTAGTGAATTGGTCACTAGAACAGCAACCACACAAGGTCAAGTGTTATGCTCGTTTACTCCGCTCAAAGGTCTTAATGGACTTGTAAGCAAGTTCTGGAACAACGAAGAAGGCTATGAATATATCAGAGTGGCCTGGGATGATGTGCCTGAGTATGATCCATGGCATCAACCTTTCTTGTTGATGGAAACACGCAAGCAATTGGAACGAGACTACTTGCCACATGAACGTGAAGCTCGTATTGCTGGTAAGCCTGTTATGGGCAAAGGTGCTGTGTTTCAAATACGTGATTGGCCAACTTACAAAACAGGTGATTATAACTTTTATGAAATGTCTAACATACAGCGAGTCATTGCTCTTGACTTGGGCTTGGTCAATGACAAAACTGTTATTAGCTTGATGTATTGGGAACCATATGAACGAATTGCTTTCTTACATAAACAAATTATTGTGCAAGGGATTGAAGAAGCTGTCCCCAGCCAGTATATCAATCATCTCCTTCGTCCTGAAGTTTTTGGCTGTCCTATTTTTCTACCTGCTGACGCTAGCACTCCTGGCAGATACACCATGAGTGCCAATAGTATTAGAGAACTGTTTGAAAGTTATGAACTCAATGTTTATTACAAGGCCATTATGAATCCTCCTGATCAGGAAGGAAGGATAACAAACCACAAGAGCTATGGCATAAATCAAATGAGACAGATGTTGGAAGTTGGTTCATTGATGATTAATGAAAATTGCACTCAGTTTTTAAAGGAAGCACAAAATTATCACGTTGACCCTCAAGGTCGTTTCTCAGACCCTGACGATTGTATTGATTCAGCACGATATGCGTTGTTGGCTTGTGTACAAGGATTTGCAGAGCCATGGGATAATCGCAGTCCACGAGAGAGAATGCTTGCCCAACGAGACAAATATATTGTAAAAGATACCAGTAATAGACCAGCTTGGAAGCAGGTCATGAATCCAGGAAATTAATATGGAAACAAAGTTTTTAATTACAGCAGGAACCAATACGCCTGTTGTTGTATGTGAAAAACATGCACAGGCATTTGAAACCCTAATGATTGAACAAGAAGTTCCACATACTATACTTGAGCTAGATCCAGTTGACACTCCCAAGCATTGTCATGCCTGTGACCTAGTGATTGCCAAAGACTATGCTGAACGTATGAAACAAGCACAACCTAGAATTATATTACCAGGAGAATACAATGGGTAAAGGCAGCGTACCACGTCCCTACAGCGTTCCTAAAAATGATTTTGACAGCAAATGGGAAGCCATATTTGGCAAGCGTGATATCAAAGAACAGTCACGTGACAAGCCAACACCCAAGCAAGATGACCAAAACACCAATGCTAAATAATATATTAGTAAAGGAAATCTAAACTTATGTTGGATATCAAAAATATACCTGTAGACGATATTAATCAAAACAAGCCTATTAATAGCCGCTTTGTTCGTCTGAAGAATCAAATGGATGTCAAGATGGCGTCATACCTGCGCTATCTAGGTACAAAGAATGCTGTCAATCGTGCCAGTGATTATCACTATCTATGTCTTGCAGTCACAGACTCTACAGCCCCAGTCAATGGTATTGACTATATTCACCCCAGTGTAAAACCTGTTGTTGATTATGCCACAGCAGTTATTGCCAAAGGCCTTATGCCCAATGGTGAAGTAAACTTTGAATTTGTTGCCAATGATGAAGATGATGAAGAAGGCGCACGTCAGGCAACCAACATGGTCAGCAAAGTAGTTAACCAAATGAATGACCCACACTTTATACTAGAACGTTGGGTCATGGATGCAGCCATGCACAAAAATGGTATGATGATGATCAAGCCAGTGCGTGAACCCATTACTCGTTATGTTGAAACATCAGGTACAGCAGATGAACTACGAGCATTTGAACTACAGGCAGCTGAGTCAGGCCTAACAGCCTTGCGTCAGAGCCGTAGACGTGAAAGCGTTGACATGATGAAAGTTCTAGCAGAAATCAAACAATCATTAGGTGAACAAGAAACAGATCTAACTGACAACATTGCACAGCGTTTTGCTGAAACAGCAGGCGAAGAAGACGGCATGGAAACATTTGGAACAGATGTTGAACAAATGGGTGCAGGTCATATAGAAGATCAAGAAAGTATTATTCGTGAATCAGTTGCTCGCAATACAATTTACAAAGCAAAGTATAAGTTAACTGGTTATAACATCAACATCAAGTTTCATCCTATTGCACAGCACTATTGGATTTGTGATCCAACTGTGCCTGAAATGAAAGATCAGCCATTCTGTGGTTATTATGATCCAATGACAATTCAAGAAGCAATGGACTTATATCCAGGCATTGATTTAGAAGAATTTTCTCGTCATGCTGAATACAACATGAATGGCGCTTACCAAGCAGGTTCAGTCTTAAACAACTTGGCCATCCATGCACGTGATTCAGTTCCTGTCATGGGTATTCCAGTAAGTTCAGCGGCTTCAGCAGATCCACACAGTCGTCAAGTCAGTGTTGTTACTGTTTGGGACAAATATGACATTGATGATGATGGTGAATTAGAAATGGTTGAAATTATCTATTCAGGTTCATACATTATTTCAGCAAGAGAAGTAGAATTTATTCCTGTTGCCAACATGTGTCCAAAACCCTTACCAGGCAACTTTTATGGCATGAGTATTGCTGAATCAGTTATCCCAATGCAGGAATATCAAACATCAGCCGCTAGAGCTGAAATTCAGTTGGGTCTATTGACAGCTACACCACGTATTGGTGTCAAGCCTGACCGTGTAGACTTTGAAATGATGCAGGATGGTGAAGCGGCAATCTTTATTTTAGATTCAAAGTTTGACCCAACAAAAGACATTTATCAAATGCCTCCTCCTTCAGGCAACTTGCAGTTCTTGGAAGTTGCAATGAATCGTATTCAACAAGATACAATGGCCATGGTTGGTATGACAACTCCACAGGATGTGTTTAATCCAGAAGTAATGGCACCAGGTAACTCAGGTGTCAAGTTACAAATGGCTCTAAGTCCTAACCAAATCATTCAAGACAACACTGTACGCAATGCCGCTGAAGGCCTAAAAGAAGCCCTATGGTTGGTATGGCGCACCTTGATCCAGTATGGTGATGACTATGGTGTCAAGAAACTGGCAGCCAACAGTCACCCAAGCAAAGAACCAGTGTTTTTAGATTACAAGTCATGGGATGACATGAACTTCTGTGATCGCAAGCAGTTGCATTTAGAATTAAGCATTGGAATGAGAAGTGAAGAAAACGCTCTAGGGCGACTACAGATCATTCAAAAATGCCAACATGATTTATATGCCACAGTGCAAGGCATGATGCAGTCTGGTGCGTTAACTCCAGATATCTACAAGAAAATTAAAAAGCCATTTGCTGATACCTTGTATGTGTTGGGTGTAAAAGATTGTAATGTTTATTTGCCAAGCGATGAAGAAGTTATTGCAATGGTCAAACAAGCACAAGAAGCCGCAGGCAAGCCCAAAGAGCCAAGTCCACAAGACAAGAAAGATCTAGCCAGTGCCAATTTAGATGATGTCAAAGCACGTCAAATTGAAATGGAAGTGGCTGGACAAGATGCTGAAAGCCAATTAGATTTCATGAGCATGGCCGCAGGCGATCCAAAAGTTTACAGTTAATTAGAAAAGGAAAGATATGATAAGTGAGGAAGCAGTGGATGCCTATAATAGGCGTCTGACCATTGATACCAGCAATGTAAAAAACTTGACACCAAGTCAACGAGATGCAGTAAAAAGCTATGGCAGTTTAGCAGAAGCACTACTGACAAATCGTGACTTGGCCATGTTTGTGCATCATTTTAAATTTGAAGTAAATGATGCGCTGATTAATATTAATACGCATTCAGTAGAAGCCAATGCAGAACGAGTTGCGTATGCCAATCAACTGCGTGGCATTGATGGATTTGTCAACAGTTTAAAAAGTGCAGTTTATAAAAAGAATAGACTGTTACAAGCAGAAAAGAATTTAGATTCTGGTAATCAGTGAGATTACGGATATAAATAAAAGACACAAGGTAACCTTCACGGCCCTTGATACATTTAAGGAAAGATATGACAGAAACGATCACCCCTAATGCTCCGCAGAGCACGGGCACTGAATCAAGCGCAGTCCCTAGTTTGGATTCAATAGCCGCTAAAATGACCGCAATGAAAAATGAAACATTGCGTAACCAGATTAGACCTACTGAACAGGATGCAACAGGTCAAGAAGGCGTGGCAGAAGAACCTTCAAGCCCTGTGGCCAACAGCGATGAAAACGCTGGTGCCAAAATTGATGATACTGAAAACACAGAATATAATGATGCCAATCAAGAAGCAGACGCCCAGGAAACTGTAAGCTCTGATAGTAATGATAATAGTACAGCAGACGAATTAATTGACTTTATTGAGTTCGCAGAAACGAACCCAAATGCCAAATTCAAATTTATGAAGAATGGCCAGGAAGTTGTAATTGATGCTAAAAAGGCCGCAAGTATTCTAGGTCAAGGATCAGCAATACACGAAGAAGCACGTCAATTGAAGATTGAACGAGCAGAGTTTAATGAGTATTTAGGTGAGCATCGTGCCAGACAAGAAAATTTGACACTAGCCATGGAATTCACTGTTCAGCCACAGTTGCAAAAGGCGTATGATGAGATTTTGAAAACTCAAAATTATCAAACTACGTTTCAACAGCAAATGTCAAGAACACAGGATCCAGCTCAGAGAGCCAGGATTCAAGCGAGTATGCAACAGAACGAGCAATACATTCGCCAGCAACAGCAGACTATTCAGCAGTTGCAGCCAGCAGTAGAGCAGTTTAGGCAGATTCGTAATCAGCAGGTGGTACAGGCCTTGGATACAGCTCGTAAGGGTTTCCAAGACAAAGAATTAAAGAACGATTACATTTTTAATGAAGTTCGTTCTAAACTTGAAAAACTGTGGCCAGGTGCTAAAGAAGAATTGATTCCAGGTGTGCCAAACATTGATCTTTTATCAAGCAATGAGCAATTGTTAAGCTTGGTAAGAGATGGATTAAAGTATAGGTCAAAGCCTACAACTAAATCCGCTGGAAACAGTATGGCAGCTCTAACTCAAAGAAAAGGCAGTTCAAATCGTGGCTCAGGTGGAGATGATATTTCCAAACTTCGTGAACAAGCCAAGAAAGGCGGCAAAGAAGGAATTCAAGCCGCAGACAACCTACTAACGCAACGACTACAGAGTATTCGTGCCAGTAGGGGTGGTAGATAAACCATAATTTAAAGGAAACATAATCATGGCAGAAATTACAACAAGTCAAATTGGTAACGGTACTACAGCATACGGTAGCGACATCGTTGTCAAAGACTTAGACCTAGACGTATCAAACCGTGTCAAGGATGACACTCCTGTTCTAAACATGTGTATGAGCAAAAAACGTAAAGTTAACTCAACACTACCTTTATGGACAGATGACATTTATCGCGCTCCAGCAGTGCAAGCCCAAGTTGAAGGCGCAACAGTTGCTACAAGTCAAGCAGAAAGCAATCAGCGTTACAACTTAGGTAACTACACACAGATTTTCAGCACAGTTATTGCCGCTTCAGGTACAGCTCGTGCAGTTATGCAATCTGGTGGTGATCCACAAGCGTTAACTTTAGAAAGCGCCCTTGTTGCGTAAGCAACATTGAATAACTCTGTGAAAACGGTGAAACTCTTAGCAAGTAAAGTTGAAGACAATACCGTGCCAAGCTTAGTAGAAATACTTTGAAGGTGTAACGACTAGAGCGTAAGCTCGTAGCATCAAGTGATGCGAAGTGCAGAGAATCCTTAGGGATTGTGAGATAGTCTAATCTATATGGAAACATATAGCAGCCGTAACAGGCGGTGATAGAAATAACGAATCTATTGCGAATACAAATGATCAAGAAGTTAAGCAGTTGATTGAATTGATGTTTGACGTTGAACTACAACTAGTTCGTAACGACCAAATTGGTACCAAGTATGCTGGTCAATCAGGTTCAGCTTCAGGCTTGCCAAGTGGTCAGACTGGTCGTCGTATGGGTTCATTGAGTTCTTTTGCAGGCACAATGAGTTTCAACACAACATCAGGCACATTGAGTGGCTTAGACACATTCACTAACAACGAATCAACTGACAGTGCGTCACAAGGTTCTAACGTATTGAACATCAACGCTAACGGTAGCAACTTCTACTCAGGCACATTTACTAATCAGTATTTCAGCCCTGCGTTATACAAGCAGTTGGTTACTGTTGCTGAACAACGTTACAATGCGAAAATTCGCACTGTAGTTGCTCCAACAAGCCTACGTACAAGTATCAGTGACAACATGCCACAGTCACGCGGTATCAACCGTGTTGATAGTGCTCGTGGTGACACAATCCAGACTTATGAAGGCGACTTCAACTACACTTATGAAGTGTTTGATAGCTGGATCATGGACCAAGTTGTTCCAAACAGCATTTATTTCTTGAACGACGACGTAGTGCAATGGGGTAGCTTGCGTGACCTAGGTCCTAACAATGAAGTATTCAGTAATGCTGACGCATCATTGGATCAGTTTATTTTAGAAGGTTGCTTGATAGTACGTAACCCAGCTGGTGTTGGTATGTTGAATAACATCACTGCAGGTACTACAGCTCAGTCAAGCTTGCCAGGCGCACGTCCAGCCGCATTGGTACAACGTGTAAACTCAGGTGCTGGCGACGTTACTCCTTAATTCTTAAACAAGTTAAGTTGAACACAGAAAAGGCCCTTTTGGGCCTTTTCCTCTGACGCTAAATACTATTATGAACAATATTAACCAACCAGAATATCTAGACAACTCAGATCCAGAAAAGAACTTGGATTATTGGCGTCAAGACCATGGTGGCGTGGTCACAAGCCATAATGGTGTTGCTGATAGATTATTAGCAAACAACAATGATCTTTATCGTAGTATGAAAGGCGATTGGTCAAGAACAAGCGAAAACAAAAGTGGCAATATCATTGTTACCACTGGACGTGAAGATGGCAAGTTTTACATTAAACGTGAGCAAACAAATACAGAAGCCATCAAGGCTGCTGTTCGTGAATACAGAGCCACTGCTGAAGCTGGCATGTTAGATCCATTGGCACCAATTGGCGAAGATGGTAAATTAACATACAAGTGGATGGATTTACCAACGGTAATTGCCATTCGCATTAGCGATCAATACTTTGATGGTATTCCTTGGAATGCCCTTAAAAACGACAGGACATTAAAAGCACAATTCTACAGAGTAGTAGAAACTGAATACCCAGAGTATGTGACATACCCAGGTGGCAAATTGCCTATTCCAGTTGCAGTGCCTTACCCAAGTAAAAAGGGTGAAAAGAAATATTTTAAGGGACATTAAACAATGTTTGTTATACCAACCGCTGATGCATTAGTAGACTTTATCAAAGACTTTACTGGTAGCACAGATTCAGACGAAATTAAGCAGTGTATTTTCTTGGCAGAACTGTCAATGAGAAACATTGAATTGCCTGCATTACGCAGTGACCCATATGATCCAGTCAACATTGGTGTTGTTGATGAATTTGGTGGCATTCCTATTCCCAGTGACATGAACAAACCAATCTTGTTTTTTAAACAAGGTCAACAAGTTACTACCACAGCAACAGCAACAGGTTCAAATGGTGGTTATACAATTACACTAACAAGTATTCCAGCACAGGCCTTACAAAACAATATGATTGTGTCAGGTACTGGTATTGCTGTAGGTGCACAAATTAGTAATATTAATGGCGCAGGTGGCATTGGCACAATCATTACATTAAATTTGCCCAACACAGGCGCAGTAAGTGGAACACTAACATTTAGTACACTGGGTATTCAAGCAAGTCAAACAGGTCCTTGGATTGTGTATGACCGCATTGGTGATCGTGACATTATTACGCAAGGCATGATTGCTCAGTTGTATTTGCAACCAGTAAACGTGCCAGCAGTTATTCGTGGCAAGTTCAGTGAAGTAGCTGGCAAATACAAATTCTTACCTTATGTTGCACAAGGTGACTTAATCAATTTGTATTACTACAAAGCATGGCCTTTGTTGTATACTCCAATCATTGACACCAACGATACAGTTCAAACAAACGCAGTGCTACAAACATGGCCTGAAGGTTATGTGTATAGTACTTTACGTGAATACTACATCAAGCGCAAGAATGATGCTGATGCACAAGTGTATCAGGCCAAATTTGATCTTGCTTGGAATGTAGTTTCAGATCAGAACAATCTAGGCAAGTGGTCAGGTGGACATACCAGATTAACCAGTGTATGGCAACCAAGACAGTATCGTCAATACAACATCAAATAAGGAGCCACAATGCCAGATAATAACACAACATCTTTGTATGGCACAAGCCAAAGCACAACCAACATTGCTGGATCAAACTTAACCAGCTTGTATCCAACGGACAATGTTCCTGTTCCTCCTTTAACAGGTGATCTTGTTGTTGCTGGCAACTTAATTGTTCAAGGTGGTAATATCATTACTGATGCGGCCACTGCCAGCATTTTTAATACCACAGCCACCACAGTAAACATTGGTGGTAATGCAACCACAGTCAGCATTGGTGCCAACACAGGCACAACCACAATCAACAATGACCTGGTCATTGGCGGTGCGTTTATTGCTGACAGTGCAGTATTCACAAACTTAACAGTTACTAATCCCATTGTTGGACAAGTAACAAGCCTGGCCAATCACACAACTACAGATGTGGCAGAAGGCACAAATTTATATTACACAACAAGCCGTGCTCGTAGTGCTATCAGTGCTGGCACTGGCATTAGCTATAATGCATCAACTGGTGTTATTACAAACACAGGTGGCGGTGGCGGTGGTGCTGTCAACAGTGTCAACGGATTAACTGGAACAGTTGTATTAACCACAACCAATATTGCAGAAGGCACAAATTTATACTATACAAATGCTCGTGCAAGAGGCGCACTAAGTGCTGGTGCAGGTATTAGTTATAATTCAACAACTGGTGTTATCAGCGCAACATCAACAGGTGGTGTTGTTAGTGTCAACGGCCAAACTGGTGTTGTCACATTGACCAGTGATAACATTCCACAAGGCGTAACAAACTTATACTTTTCAAATGCCTTGGCCAGAGCTGCCTTGAGTGGTGGCACTGGTGTAACATATAATTCAACAACTGGTGTTATTGCAATTGGTCAAGATGTAGCACCAAGCGCAAGTCCAAACTTTGTTAACATGACCTTGTCAGGCGACATTGCTGTTAATGGTGGTGACATTACAACAAGTGCAACAACATTTAACCTGCTTAACAGTACAGCTACCACACTAAATGTAGGTGGTGCAGCCACAGCAGTTAACATTGGTGCCGCAACAGGAACCACAGCAATTAAAAACAGTGCCACAGTGGCAGGCACGCTAGGTGTTACTGGTAATACCACACTCACTGGCGACTTGGCTGTTAATGGTGGTGACATCACTACCACAGCTACTACATTTAACTTGATCAATACAACAGCCACAACAGCAAACATTGCTGGTGCAGGCACAGCAATTACAATTGGTGCCACAACAGGCTCAACCACAGTTAGAAATCCTTTAACAGCCACCAGAGGCTTACTTGTTGCTAGCACAATTGGTGCTCCTCCACCAGGTTATACCAGTGGTTTATGGATAGACCATTTGACAGCTTCAAACACTGGTCGTTTCTATACTGCTGGCGCAACTGGTAATTTTTCATTTCGTAATAACTTAGATACTACCGCAACCACATTGCTCAACATTGACAGCAGTGGTAATTTAAATGCATATGGTACCAGTGTGCGTGGTAACACTGGCCAAAGTGGTGCACCTACACTAAACTTTAGTTTAATTGCAGAACGTGGATCCAGCCCTGATACCAGTATTCGTTGGTATGAAACTACAGATAAATGGCAACTGACAAATGATGGCACAACCTTTGGTGATATTGCTACAACAGCAAACGTTGTTACCAGTATCACTGGCACAGCAAATCAAATTATTGTTAGTTCTCCAACAGGTGCAGTTACACTAAGCACTCCACAAGACATTGCTACAACATCAAGTCCACAATTTGCTAATA